TCATGCATACAACGTACAGCCCATTGGCGAGAACGTTCAGCTAAACAAGCTTTACACTTACCACATGGGAGTAAAAGATTAGAAAAAAAGGCGTAAGGACCAACAATCCTTACGCCCGAAGAATCCCTAACAGCTTTTAAAGGACTTAAACACGCCATTAGAGTCTATAGCCCCCACGTGCAGGTGGCGGCGCAAGATTAATTTTTTTAGTGCGGGCAGCCTGCGCACGAAACTTGCCCGCAGATTTGTGCTTTTGCACGGGAACACGTTTAGTCGGTCTCATTTAACATACTCCTTTAACTCTTCAACAATAATATTTAATTTAGTAACTTGACCTTGCCACATACGAATCAAAGTAACATCATCAGTTTCATGATTAATCATAACAGACAATTGATTTCGATGACGCACAACAGCATTATACATCAAATAAACCAAATCTTTATCTAAAAGAATATTTTCCATAAAAAACCTCAAAAGAGTTTTTAAAAAGGTGAACTGACCTAAGTCGGTGTCACCTAGCACATTTATATCAAGTAGAAAATGTGCTACCCCCGGTTTCACCGGGGGTTTTTTCGCCTACGCGGCTGGCGGCTCCGCGTCCGCTTTATCGTTTGCTTTCGCAAACTCAGAATCGGACTTGGCATCAATTAAACCAAGTTCAATCGCACGATCACGATTAGATTCACTAGAGACGAACTCCAAAAGTTCCTGAGGATTGTTATTAAAAATAGCCCTAGTTTCAGCAGGAAGGGCCATAAAAGACTCGTTTGCAGAAATTACAGCATTAAGAGCGGACTGATAATCAGAAACGCCTGTAAAGTCACCATAATGAGGTACGCGGACATTATCAGGAAGTTGACCAGTAATATTGAAACGACGAAGAATTTCATTGATGTCAGTTTCATCACGAAACTGTTGTTGAGCAAGAGATTCGTCTTCACAGCATAAAGCAGTATTAAAAGATACTTTCAAAGTATCATAGTTGTAGCCAGTACGAAAAAAAATATCCATATTATCTACCTCGATTAAGTTGTTTATCTAAAAGGTGATCACGAAAATCGCGAGAATCAGCAGCACGATTACGCATATCTTTATCAAGTTTAAAACGTCCAGCATCAAGCTTAAAGCCACGCATCTTACCAACCATATCAAGAGCACCAGAAGCAGAATTTGACATTGTAGAAATGTCTTTATTAAAAGGAGAAACATTCTGTTTCCACCAAGTTTCTTCGGCGGCTGCCTCATTTCTTAAACGAGGCAAGGAAAGATTATTAATAGAAGTTAAAGAATTACGATTAGCAATTTCAGCCTTAATCTGATTAATCTGATTTTTCATTAAATCAATACGTTGACGAACCTCCATTTCTTGTTGAGCAGTAAGTGAATTCTGAGAGCCCTTGAGCTGAGCTTCCATAGTACCAACAAAATATTGCATTTGCTTAAGTGCAGTATCAGCTTGAATGTTTGAAGCAGTCAAAGAAACGTTGGGAGTCTCAGCAGCAACCTTGGCAGCGGCAGCGGAATTGTAATTAGCCTGAGACTCCTGATTTTTAGCAGTAGCGAGAGCAGCAGTAGTATCAGCCTGAGTTTTATGAACCATAGCGTCGTTCATAGATTTCTGCATAGCAGTGTTAATAGCAGGTGTAACAGCATCATTCTGAGCATTGCCACCGGGAGAACCAGCAATAGAAGGCGCCTGACCATAAGCAAGAGCAGGATTAAGACCAGCAGCTCTAAGATCATCAACTTGCCATTGATACTTATTCTGCATAGCCTCTTTATTAAAAGCCTGACTACTTTCGAACATGTCCATATTGGCTCGATTAGCATTATTACCGCCAATTAAACTAGACGCCGCTGAAATAGCTGGACCAATCCAGCTATTACCTGAAAGAGCGGAAGTAACAGCACCAACAGCTTTGGAAATTCCAGAAAATAAACCCATATTAAGAACCCTTTACAAAATATTAGAAATGGTCAATAAGACCAGGAGCAGAATATAAAGGCATTGGACGAACAGCACGATTTTTGATAAAGGCATCAAAAATAATCTGTTGACCATTAGCAAGAGCACCAGCAGCAAGAACACGAGAAACAGGGGGATTTTCAGTAATAAAAGTACTATTCAGAGTAGGTAAAGAACCAAAAAACTGGGATAGATGCCAAGCATCAAGAGTACCAGATATACCAGAACGGAACTTACCAGTAATCTTAGAACGCAAATAACGATACTCAGCCCAACGCTCTTGATAACCAAAAACATTATTGTCATTAGCTGAACCGTCACAATAAATCTCTTTATTCAAAACGGCCTGTTCGCCAAGCATGGCAAAGGCAGGCCAATAAAAATCAAATCGAGTTTGGCGACTCCACATACGATCTAAACCCTGCTGATAAGTAAGATCAGCACGCATAGAAACAATACCAATAATACATCCATGTTCCGTAAAGGACTGACTAAAACCAGCCCTTGTGAGCACAGTAGACATAGCGGAAAGATTACCTTGCGGGGTAGATTGACCTGTAACACCAGAACCAGAAGTTTGAGCAATAGGATTAACCTGAATTAACTCAGATGTGCCGCCTAAATATTCAGGACGTTGTAAACGAGCATCTGGAGAAATAACACCAAAATGAGCACGAATAATTTCAGTGTAACGAGTACCACCACGTGCATCGCGTTCTAAAAGACGCTGAATTTGAAAGGATTGACGTAACTGATTAATTGTTGCAGCAGTGGCCTGAGACAAATCAGCAAACAAACCAGTATTAGAATTAAAATACATATTACCAGTACTTGTGGCATTGCTATTTAAAGTCACAGAAGAAGCGCCATTAGTCATGACAAGAGACTTAACATTACCACCACCAGACAGAGTAACTTGAAAAGGTGTTATGCCATCACCTTTAACAGGAGCAGTAGCACCAAGAGGCAAAGAAACAGAAGTTCCCTTTTGAGGCCAAGGAAGACAAGAAGTAAAATAGTCCTTACGCTTACCACGACTTAAAAGCGTGTAATCAGTATAGAGATCAGGGCCGTCACCAGTATTATCAGGAACACTGTTTTGAAGATTTTCGTCTCGAAACCACTCGTTATAAATGCGATTGTAAGCACGGAGAAAAAGAGCAGAATGAGAAAAGGTATTTGCACCCGGAATAAGAGTATTAGCCGTGGGTAAACCCATGTAATCAAAAACCGAATTAATGTCATATCCACCAGCCTTAGAAACAATTTGAGGTATTACAAAAGAAGTAGAATCACCGGGATTACGTTGCTCGCCATTAAATTTCTTCCAATTATTCCAAAGAATACGGAAAGGAACATAGAAAAAAAACGTATCTAAATACATATTATCCATAATAGGAAAAATAGGCGTTGACAATCGACCAAAACCAACCAGATTGAGTTTAAAAGAATCACCGGGTAAAACTTCATCAACGAAAAAAGGAACAAGTTTCCCTGCATCAAAAGTAGTCTTATAAACCATTTCACGATCAAAAGCAGAACGAGGAACATCAGCCTGTGGGATCATAGTAAATTGATGAGCAGAAGCAGATTGATTACGATGCATTTTTTAACCTCCAAGAATGAAAAAAGCACACCTAAGTGTGCTTATATGATACCACAAAATTTACTGAGACCTATTAGAAACTAAAACTCGAGGCTCAACAAGGTCAACGAATTCTGCAACCAACCGGTTCTGTTCTCCAATATCGGCGGGAGAAACAACAATACCAAGAGAAAGATCAAAAGTACCGCAAGCATAAATAGCGAAATCTTCAGGATTTTGAGCATAAGGAGTCTCAGGATTCTGTTTAAGTAAATTGGAATACTCACGTAAAACAACAGCCTGATTAGGAGCTGTAAAAGGAGCAGTATAAGCTTCGAGTTTTTTATCAAAAACAGTAAAAAATGTAACACGATTAACAGAATTTGTCATTCTAAAGTCCTTTTCAATTTAGATAAATTTTGATCAATAATAACGGCCTTAGCCTGTAAACGTTGAGGTGTATTATCATCAGAAAGCTCGAGCAACTTAGCCTCTCGCATATCCTTAATAAATTCAAACGCATCAGGATCAGCACGTTTGAGAAGCTTATCATAATACCTAGGAGGTCTGCAAGTCTTTCCATCACGGGTTACAACATAATCATGATTATGAACATCAGAAGAAAACTGAGCATACCAATCAGCAGCAATACCAGGCTTTAAAGACATCTTATTATATTCAGGTAACAAATGAGTAACTTCACCGGTAGATAAATCAACAGTCTTATAATGAGAAAAAGCAGCATCGCCAGTAACCTTCTTAAGACAGTACCTAGCTACATAAGCAGCGCTTTCGAAAGTAACATCTCCAACAGATGAGAATCCAAAAGGCCAAAGAGTTTCAAGAGTATCAGAACGATACAAAATGCTTCCAGCCTGTGTTTTTCTCCATAACCGCTTGTCAGCGAAGTCCAAGTTAAAAATAATCGCATGATAATGAGGCCGACCAAGCTTAGAACCATATTCACCAGCCATGTAATATCGAATCCGGCGGCCAAAGTAGTGCTTGCGTAAACGTTTGAAGAAACGCTGAAAATGAACGTGGTTAAGACTGCCATCCGAGGGAAGATGATCGTCATTGTAAGTAAGAGTAACAAAACAATTATTGTCATAAAGGGATGCCTCATGCATACAACGTACAGCCCATTGGCGAGAACGTTCAGCTAAACAAGCTTTACACTTACCACATGGGAGTAAAAGATTAGAAAAAAAGGCGTAAGGACCAACAATCCTTACGCCCGAAGAATCCCTAACAGCTTTTAAAGGACTTAAACACGCCATTAGAGTCTATAGCCCCCACGTGCAGGTGGCGG